CTAGAGTTCAAAGCCTCTGAGACAGGGGTGGTGGATGACACAGAACTGAAGGCTGCTAAGAATGAGATGGGTGAGGATAAGTACCGCCAAGAGTTTGAGTGTAGCTTTGATGCTGCTGTAGAGGGTTCTTACTTTGGTCAAATCCTAAACGAGTTAGAAGAAAAGAAACATATGCAAGAGATTCCCAGAGAGGAACTAAGTAGGACTTTTACTGCTTGGGACTTGGGAATGGGTGACTCTACGTCTATCTGGGTGGCTCAGTTAGTGGGTACTGAGGTGCGACTAATCGACTATTACGAGAATCACGGAGTTGGACTAGACCACTACGTTAAGTGGATTAAAGACAACGACTATCTTAAAGCAGAGCATATTCTGCCCCATGACGTTAGGGTCAGAGAACTTGGCACAGGTAAGAGCCGTATGGAAATGCTTGAGGAAGCTGGCTTAGAAGTCAAGATTGCTCCCAAAATGGGACTAGACGATGGCATCCAAGCTGTCCGTAGATTGCTTCCAAGGTGCTGGTTTAATGTTCCTAAAGTGCAGACAGGCTTGAACTGCCTGAGAAACTACCGCAGAGACTACGATGAGAAGCGCAAGATATTCTATGAGCGTCCGTTACATGATTGGTCAAGTCATGGCTCTGATTCTTTCCGTTATTTAGCATTAGGATTGGATGAAGGACATTCAACGTGGTCTAAACCGATTAACTCAGCACCGAAATGGATTGTGTAATGTATGTATCAATGCAGGGTGTAAATTTAGCACCTAAAGTAAAAGAACTTGAAAAACGTATCGAAATGCTCGAAAATGTGGTAAATGAGTTAAAATTGGACAAACCCAGAATGGGACGCCCTCCAAAGGACAAGCATGGCACAGAACGAGTTAATGTCGATAATCCAAGCAGAGATTGACGATGCAATTGGATTTATTGAAAGCGAAACTGTTGAGCAGCGCAAACAGGCTCTGGAGGCTTATCTACGACAGCCCTATGGTAATGAAGTTGAGGGTAAGTCTCAAATCGTTACTGGAGAAGTGGCAGAAGCGATAGATGGTGCGCTACCTAGCCTAGTCCGTATCTTCACAGGCTCAGACAATATCGTAGTCTTTGAGCCACAAGGCCCAAGGGATGAAGCCTCTGCCAAGCAAGCTACTGATTACTGCAACTGGGTGTTTAACAGGGACAACGAAGGCGTGTCCATCCTCCATGATTGGTTTAAAGATGCACTCTTACAGAAGAACGGCATCCTAAAAGCATACTGGGAAGATAAAGAAGACATTACCAAAGAGCGTTACTTTGACTTGTCTAACGATGAGTTAGCAATGCTGATGAGTGATGAGACTATGGAGATAGTCGAGCAAGATACGACAGAATTCCCGATATTTGACCCGAATGGTATGCCAGTTGTTGACCCTATGGGTGTTCCCGTAATGGGTGCAACTACAAATGTTGTGGTGCAACAAAAGAAAAAGTCAGGCAAAGTAACGATTGAGAACGTACCTCCCGAAGAATTCCTGATAAGCAAGAAGGCTAGAACTATTGCTGATTCGCCTTTCGTAGCCCACAGGCAGATGTTGACTCGTAGCACTTTGATAGCTATGGGGTTTAACAAGAAGCAGGTAGAAGGCTTGCAGATGGGTGATGCACTAGCGTACACACCAGAGCGTGTGGCTCGTTACGCAGCAGGTGAGCAACCTTACCAAACTCAGACAGATGACCCTGCAATGCAAGAGATTGAAGTCTTTGAGTGCTATATCAAAACTGATATAGACGGCAAAGGCATTGCTACACTGGTTCAAGTGTTCTACGCATCTAATGAAATCCTAGAGGATGCCAAGGGTAAGGAAATGGTTGAGGAAGTTGACTATGTTCCTTTCCACTCAATCTGTCCTATTCCTATCCCACACAAGTTCTTTGGTAACTCGTTGGCTGACAGAACAGTTGACCTACAGTTAATCAAGACCACTATCACTCGTCAGATGTTGGATAACTTATATCTGACAAACAATGCTCGTGTGGTGGCTGTGGAAGGTCAAGTAAACCTTGATGACTTGCTTACATCTACAGCAGGTGGTGTTATTCGTGCCAAGTCTCCTAATGCTGTCCAACAGTTAGTTGTGCAGAACGTGGCTTCTCAGGCTTTCCCAATGCTTCAGTATCTGGACACAATTCAGTCTAAGCGTACAGGCGTGTCTGATGCCTCACAAGGGTTAGACCCCTCTGTTTTACAGAATGTTACGGCAGCAGCAGTAGCTTCTATGCAACAAGCTGGCGCAGGTAAGATTGAGTTAATGGCTCGTATCTTTGCTGAGACGGGCGTTAAGTCTTTATTCAAGGGTATTCTTCACTTACTCTGTAAGTATCAAGACAAAGCCCGTTTGGTGCGTATGCGTGGTGAGTTCGTAGAGTTTGACCCTCGTACATGGGCTAACCAATACGATGTGTCTATCAACGTAGGTTTAGGTGCTGGTAACAGACAAGAGCAGATGGCTATGTTGTCGATGGTTCTTGCTAAACAAGAGCAGTTGATTGGTCAGTATGGCCCTGCTAACCCTTACGTTTCACCTGCTCAGTATCGTGGCACATTGGGACGCATGGTAGAGATTGCAGGGTTTAAGGATAGTGCTGAGTTCTACAAAGCTATTACGCCAGAGCAAGACCAGATGCTTTCTAATCCTCCTCCACAAGAGCAGCAGATGCCGCCAGAGATACAGGCATTGATGGCTAAAACTCAAGCTGAGATACAAGCTAACCAAGCTAAAGCACAAGCTGACTTGCAGATGCAACAGCAGCAGATGCAGATTGATATGCAGATGGCGCAACAGAAGGCTGGTCTTGAGATGCAATTGATGCGTGAGAAAGAACTTGCTAAGTTGCAATTAGAGCGTGAGAAACAACAGGCTTACTTTGCGCTGAAGCAACAAGAGTTTGAAGCAGAAGCACAATTAAAAGCAATGAAGATTGGTGCGGGAATTACATCTAATGTAGAAATCAGGGGTTAATCATGGCAATCACTAAACAGCAGATTGTCGATTTTCTTACTGCTAACCCAACTATGAGCGATGCAGACATTGCGTCTGCTATGTCTCAGTATGGCGTTACTCCTACGCAAATGGCTGATGCCACAGGTATTTCTATAAATCAAGTAATCTCTCGCATTGCATCCACAATACCCCAAGGTTCTTCAATAACGCTAGGCGACACTCGCATTTCGCCTAACTACAGAGTTATTGGGTCAGGTGAAGACCAACAAATTGGCCCACTTGAGAATATCTTTGTAGAAAAAACTACTGGTGATATTAACTACGAAGCACCTACAGGGTCAACATACCAACAATTAAGTGCTGATGGTACGCTTGAAAGAACAGGCGTAACTCAAAAAGTAGATACTGGTTTAAAAGAAATTGCTGCTTTAGCTGCTGCTTACTTTGTGCCTATTATTGGTGCTGAAGTTGGTGGTCTTTTAGGTGTTTCAACAGCTACAGGTTCTGCAATTGTTAATGCAGGATTACAGGTAGCCCAAGGTGCGGATGTTAAAGATGTCTTAAAGGGTGCAATTGTTGGCACGGCTTTAGGTGCTGTGTCTTCTACTGTTGCATCAGAACTGAAAGGTCTTTCTACTGACCCACTAACCCAGAAGTTAATCACCAACATTGGTACTACAGTTGTCAAAGATGTAGTTACTGGTAACACAGATAATCTTGGTCAGAGTTTGCTAGGTTCTGTTGTTGGTACTGTCGTTGGTACTCAAACTGGAAGTAATGCAACTGGTGCGGCAGCCGCTACGTTGGCTGTTACTGGTGATGCTAAAGCCGCTGCTTTGGCTTACGTTGGTGCAGGTGGCGTAAACCAGCAAGCAAATACTGTTGTTAACCAACTTCAACAATCAGGCGTAGTTGACACAACAACAGCAAGTTTGCTTGCTAACAGAACTGGCTCAAGCATTACAGCCGATGGCAACATTACTCAGTTACCAGCAGGTACTGGTTTGCTAGACACTAACTTTACTGCATCTACATTTAATGCCAACCAAGATGAGTTTGGTGACTTGGCTGGCGCACAGGCTCGTGCTGCTGCCAATACAACCCCTGCATCGTTTGGTGATACGTTTGCAGCTAATCGTGCAGCCTTTGGCCCTAATGCCACATTCAGTTGGACTAACCCTGCAACTGGCGTAACTGGTACATATACGACAGCCACTGCATCTACTCCTGCGGTAGTTGCTAGTGAAAACCAAAGCCCTGCTGAAACACAGCGTTTGCTTAATCAAAGTAGTTCTTTGTTAGCCGCTAATGCGTCAAATCAAAGCCCAGCAGAGACTGCTAGATTGGCAGCGCAAAACAAAGCTGCTTTTCTAAACACGACAGCCGCCAATGTAAATAGCGGTGGTGATTATTGGGCTGACACAAGTGGAACTGACGTGCTTGGTAACATTACGGGTACAGGGTTACTTGGCAATGACCTAGTTATAGAGTCACCAGCAGAAACACAAAGATTGTTGGCGCAAAACTTATTACTTGCTAATGCAAACCAAACCCAAACACCAGCAGAATCTAAGCGGTTATTTGAGCAAAACAATGCTTTAGGAACTGCTAAAGCCACACAAGATGCTAATGCCGCAATTGCTGCCATTCAAAGCGTTCTTGGTGAAGATAACCAACTGTCTGCAACAGTCCAACAAGGCTTGGCAAATATTTACCAATCATCTGGTAGCACTTTAGAATATCTTGGTGGTTCAGCATCTGCGTTAGGTTTAACTTCTCCTGTTAACGCTTTAACCAATGCGGGACAAACTGTTAGTCGAGTAGGTGATGCGCTAGTAACCGATGATGTAAACGCAGCTAATAATAATGTTATCGGTGCTGTATTAAATGCAAAAGGTTTGGATGGAAAAATTTGGGCTGGTGCAAAAGCCTTAATAGAAAACCCTCTTGCTTTAAATATTGTTGCTGTTGAAGGATTACAAGAGGGATTGCCACTTTTAGCTGCCGCAAAAATGATTAAGTTTGCGGGATTAGCGGCTGCTGCTGGTGTGGATGTTGGTTTAAATGTTGCAGAATCTGGTGGTGCTGCTTACAACGAGACATTGCGTGATGGCTTGGCTGCTAATTTAACAATGGCTCAAGCCGATAGAAATGCTCAAATTGCTGCTGCTGCTGCTGCTGGCGCAACTTTAGTTACTGGTGGAGTTGCAGACACTGCATTAGTGCAAAAGCTGGGGACTGCACTTAATAAAACCATTACTAAATCTGGCTCTACTTTTACAACAGAGGCCGTTGGAGAGGGAACAGAAGTTTTACTGGCTACCGCTGGAACAAACTTATTGTTAGGCCAACCTACTGATTTAAACAAACTTGTATCTCAAATAGTCATTGAGGGTGCTATTGGAGGTAAAACTTCATCAGCAGTAGATGTATCTACAGTGCAATCAAGTTTGGCTCAAGTAAACCAAAACCTAACAAATGAACTTAACAAAGTTGGATTGTCTTCAACAGATGGCTCAAACGTAGTTACTTCATTGGTTAATAATTCCACAGGTGCTTATGTTGTACCAACCAATGCAGTAAGTAATCTTACAAGCGATGGTGCAACGTATGCTGCTAACAATCAAGGAATGGATGCATATTATCAAAGCATCAATGATTTCCTTGCTACAAATCCAACTGCACAACAAATATCTGACGCAAAAGCAGAGTTTGATGTAAGTGATGCAGATATTGTTGCAGCGCAAAACTTTGCAGCATCAAATGTTACTGGTGGAAATGTTGTAAACGCAAATGTTACAGGTGGGTCAGATGTTACGGGTATTGATGTTCTTTTAAACCAATTAACTGGTGGAAAGGCAACTACTACAAATGGCACAGGCGTTGTTCTTGCTACAGACACTGCAAACAATACTGCTCTGGTGCTTAATGCAGCAGGAAACATTCAAGTAGTTGATACAAGTGCAAATGTTACTTCTGCTCCCAATACTAACCTTACTACAAATGTAGCTACAAATAACGTAGTTGGTGGTGGTGCAAATACTGATGCTATGTCTAAAGTGTTGGCTGACTTGCAATCATCTGCATTGTCAAAAACAGCCGCAACCAAAGCCGCAGCAGATAAGATTGCCTCAGACGCAGCAGCCGCAACCAAACTTGAAGCTGATATAGCAGCCGATAATTTGGCTTTCGCCAATAGAGCCGCTGCCGCTAAAGCAGAATTAGATGCAAAAATTAAGAAAGTGGCTGATGAAAATGCAGCCGCAGCAATTAAAAACGAAGCCGCTAAAGCAGCCGCTGCTAAATCTGAAGCTGATGCAAAAGCTGCTGCCGATGCCGTAACTGCTGCTGCCGCCACTGCAAAAGCCGCTGCTGACGCTAAAGTAATTGCAGATGCTAAAGCTGTTGCAGATGCCCAAGCTGCGGCTATAGTAGCTGCCAATGCCAAGGCAGTTGCAGACGCTGCCGCTGCAAAGGCTGCTGCTGATGCAAAAATATTGGCTGACGCACAAGCTGCTGCTAAAGCCGCTACTGAAGCTAATGCAAAGGCTGCTGCTGAGGCCGCTGTTAAGGCTGCTACTGAGGCTGCAACCAAATCTGCTGCTGACGCTAAAATTGCTGCTGATGCAAAAATAGCTTCCGATGCTGCGGCTGCTACTGCTTTGGCTACGGCTCAAGCTGATGCAAAGGTTCTAGCAGACGCTGCTACTAAAGCGTTAGCAGATGCCAAGGTTTTAGCAGATGCAAAAGTTCTTGCAGATGCCAAGGCTGCTGCTGACGCACAAGTGTTGGCTGACGCAAAAGTTCTAGCAGACGCTAAAGTGTTGGCAGACGCAAAGGTTTTGGCTGACGCAAAGGTTTTGGCAGATGCTGCAATCAATGCTCAAATTAACACCAACCCTAACGTAAATACAAATCCTAACGTAAACACTAACCCTAATGTTAATGTTAATCCTAACGTAAATGTTAATCCTAACGTCAATGTTAATCCTAACGTCAATGTTAATCCTAATGTCAATGTTAATCCTAATGTTCTTACAAACCCTAAAACTATAGTAACAACACCGCAACCTGCTGTTAAAGACCCATTAAGTATTAACGATTTAATTAGTCAGATTAACGGAGAAATACCTGTATCTCTAAATCCTCCCCTGCCCCCTCCTACTCCTCCTGTTATTACTACAACGTCTTTGTTGCCAACTACACCAATAGTGACAACACCGCCAGTATTCCCGCCAATATTGCCACCAGTAGTTCCTCCAGTTGTACCACCAGTATCAACAACAGCAGTACCGCCAACAATAAGAGTACCGCCAGTAATACCACCAATGACACCTAGACCTGTCATGCCAACTACTAAGTGGGGTAGTCCTGCTCCTTATGGGCCATTCGTTCCATCAGCACCAATTGATTTTGGCAACAGACAATTATTTGTTGGCACACAATTCAATAAATTCTTAGACCCTAACTACGGAAAAGTACCTGAACCTGTCCAATACTCGCAGCCATCAAACCTAAGTTATAACGATTTAATGAGCATTTTGGGTGGCGCACGAGGTATGCCTTCTGCGGGTAGCCTATCTATCAACGATATTATTTCTGGAATACAAAACCAATATGGACAAACACCTGTTAGCACAGTGGGCCAAAAATCTACTAAATGATGATTTTTTCAAAGAAGTCATAGATAACTTGAAAAAAGAACAGATTAGTGTGATAATTAACACAAGTGCAGAAGAATGTGATAGGCGTGAGGATGCTTATCGGCACATTAAG